AGGAAGGCTTTGCGCGCGCCACCCTTGCCACTGACAAAGGACTTCACACGCCCCATTGCCCACTGATGCGCTGATACTTTAGGTCGTGAGCCGCTTGAATAGTAAGCACCTAAACCACGCTTGTAAACTTTATTCAATGTGCTTGCGCTGAAACGCGAAGCACCAGGAATGTTCTTAAACTTTGGACTCATCGCTTTGACCTCTGCTTTGAAATTCGATCCATCTCTGCTGGTGTGAGCAAGCCCATCTTATATTTCGCCCTGGTACGCAGTATCTCTTTGCGCGTTGCATCAGGATTGCTACTACCCTTGACATACTTCTCAGGAATACCAGACTTTTTGTCTTTCTTGACCTTCTTAAATTTACGCATATGTCCACATCACTGGTGTTGTTTCTCTAATATCCACATGTATAAATGTATCAGCTATACCAATTCCAGTGAAGCCAAGACGTAATGCTTCTGTCACAATAATCATACGCTTCTTGCTATCATTAATCTTAATATCTGATGCAATCCCTTGAGTATGGGTGCCACCTTTGGCTTTGCGCTGCTCGATGCTATGTTCAATCGAACGGTAGCCAGATGTAATCACAAACGGAAAGCCGCAGTTCTCACGCAAGACATCCAGCATCTCCAAGAACTGCTCATTCATTTCGTTCTCGCCAGTTTCTTGGCAATCGAACTCTGTTATATCAAAGTATTTCACGCTGTCTTTTTACGATTCGACATCAGCAAACGAAAGTCTGCACCAGTAATCCTGTTCCTTGGCTCGGCAACCCTAGCGATCTTCATCTGCTTTGCGCTATATTTTTTCTTACCCTTTGGCTTTGGCATATCATTTCCTCATCATATTTTTGACTGATTGTATCCCGAAACTAGCAGCAAACACGACACCCACCGCAGTTTTATAATAATCTGGCATAGTGTCTAGTGCAGCAAAGCCACGCATAACAATATCCTCATGACCAGTGAAAGCCAGGATCAGTGGAATAGACACCAGGATAGTCAGCCATTCATCCTTCCATGAATTAGCAGATGCCTCAGCCATTGTCTGATTCCATTCCAGCTCACCAGTAGCCACCTTCTGGGCTATGACTGCCTTAGCTTTGGCTATCTCTAGCTTTGCCTGTAGCTCCATCTGAGCTTTCTCTGCTCTGCCCTGTAGCCATGTCTTAGCTACGTTCGCTATCGGCTGTATAAATCCTTGTAACATCACTCAAACTCAACTATATCTAACACATATTTTTTTGGTATGCGTATCACACGCGCTGCCTGGCCATTCAGATGATCCCAATCACGCGCAACAAAATAGTTCTGCTTAGTCTCTTTAACCAAGAAACCAGCCGACTCTTGCTGACACTCATCAGCATCAATATCTTCTAGCTCATCACCCTCACAAGCATCATTCCACTTGATATGCACTAAACCTAAGTAAATAGCCACATTGTTAATCCAAATACGCCTACAATCATTGTAGCTACGCAATAAAAAAAACACCAATCATTTGCGCTGTTGAAACATTTCTTCATGCTTTATATACCTTCCCGTTGAACCTGGCTTTTCCATCATGGACAATCACAGGTATTGACTCGACATCTTTGCCATTGAACATCTGAATGACAAAGCCATGCTGCCAATCCGTAGCGTTATCTTCTGTATATAGGAATTGATCTGACAAAGGATCAGCAAGCGTGCCGCATTCTACACCATGCCGAGTGCCAGCGTAATCACTTATATATGTCACGCCCAGCCTGTGTGTATGGCCGTTGCCAATGCTGATGCCAGCGTTCAGGGTAGAGTTACGTCTTGCATGTGTACCACCCTTCATCGGTTTGTGTTTCCACAGAAAAGTATCATTGATGATGGTTGATGTTCCGATGTGCCAGTCTGGAAAGAATATCTCCATCGGTGACTTCTCGGAAGCCTTGAGTCCTGCCAGCAGACCACTGACAACCTCTGACTCAGCAGACTCTAGGTTAGCCAGGGCGATCTCGATGCGCTCATGATTACCAACATTGATGTCCAAGTCTACCTTGCGTCTAGCTTGTTTTGCGACATCTGCAATCTCGGCCATGTAGAACATGCAAGTCTCTACCTCATCCTCTGTGCTTGGTGTATCTTCGAGATACCTTTTGCCGAACCTCGATAGTCTCGCACCATCCATCATGTCACCACGACACGCCACGCCATGTGGCTTCATTTCTTCTATCATCTTGAGCATGATTATGTGTGCGTCTGTATGCTTCTGGTCAGGCCACCAATGGCAGTCTGAGAAGTTGATAATCATTGCTTCACTCTTGAAATCAACGCGCCTGGTACGTTGCGGCACGCGCCTGAATTGTACGAGATGTTCATTTTTTTTGTGAGTCTCTAGGGTGATGCCTAGTATTTGTTCAACATGCCTACGATAACGGAACAGTGTACGCATGTCTTTGATATTGATGCCAGCCATCGACATGGCTTCTCTAAGACTAGTTGCCTTGTCCCACACTGCTGCTACTTTTTGCGCTCGTTCAAGTGATATTTGATATTCCTGATGATGCTTCGCCATGCCACTCTCCTCTAAGTGTTTATGGTGATTTAGCTCTTGGGAAAGTTACCATTCCCTATCAGCCACATAGCCAGACCGAGTGCTATTGCACCGATTAGCCAAGACAGCTTTTTCATCACAGACTTTCCAACTTCTGAGTAGACCTTCTCTAATGCACGTTTGGCTGCTTGCTCGGCGATTCGATCAATGTCAGCCTCGGTGAGGTATTTATCTTTCATGTCCATTACTCAGGTTTGCTAGGAAAAATTGGATTATGAATATCAGTTGTTACAGGTAGATCACGCAGTGCTTGGCGGTATGTTGCCCATGCAGTTGCGTTTGGTATTTGTGCATCGGGTAGCTGAGTCCAATCTGACTGCGCTAGAAGTGCGTTACGTCTTGAGCGTAGATTTGCCAGTGCAATATCATCAGGCTCGTTGACCTGGGCCATTGGTTGACCCTCGCTGATTTGTCCAGTTTTAATATCAAGAACGATGTTGTCCATTATGTTTTGATTCCTACAAATATGCTGCCACTATCGAAACTACCTGATGATGGGAATACCGAAAGTTGTGTGATTGCGGCTGTTAATTGCTTTCTTCCAGCCACGAAGGTCGGCCCATCACCACTATCATTTCTGGTTGTACCTGTGATAAACCAATTCGTACCACCGCCACCTGGGTTGTATAAATTCAACACACCAACTCTAAACCTTGATGCATTACTGTTGTGTCCTTCTAATTCAAAAAATGTGCTGTTCTCAAAAAGACCCTGACCTGGATTATCAGCACTTGAATTGTAGCCAGATGTCTCTAAGCCCCCAGAATCTCCTATCCTCATCCTAAGATCGGCTGTGCTGTTGACGCTCACTCCAGATAAAACAACAATAATCTCTTTTGCCCCACCTAAACCAGTAAATGTGATACTACTTCCAGATGTGGTTGCCTGATTTGTAAATACGAAGCCTGGATTGGCAAAGGATAAATTAGCAGAGCCATCTGTTTTCAAGAACTGACCCGCAGTTCCATCCGCTGTTGGATGCGACAAACCATCAAGAATGACTTTGCCCGATCCGTTTGGCGTAATTGATATATTGCCATTCGATACTGATACGATGGAGTTACCATTGACATCAAGGTTGCCGCCTAGCTGTGGTGTAGTGTCAACGACTACATCTGAAATACCACCAGTTGCCCCAGTGTACGCAATCGTGAGTGTTTCATCACCACCATCGCTACCCTCAGTGAGTCCTATATTCGCACCTGCGACTAGCTTGCCATTCAAGAAACCTGCGGTTGTGTCGTTGGTAGATACCTGAACCTTATTTGTTGCAGCAGATGTATCAACAAACGTACTGCCAGTGTAATACTTGAGGATATTGTTTGTGCTGTCATACCATAGATCACCCTCATTTGGGCTTGATGGTGTGCTTGCACTTACTGTATATCTATCGGAAAAGTTGTTGATGCTAGATACATTGGTTGCAACTGTTGTGAGATTACTTGCACCGACTGACGCGACTGTCGTTACATCAGAAGCCACACCTGCAACTGTGGCTATATCACTGCCACTGGTTGCTGTCTCTGGATCACCGCTTGTAGAGTTGAACTGCAAGAACTTACCCTTGCGGTCATCTTTTGCTGGTATATTAAGACTGGTAAATGTATCGCTTTCAGATACTGTCAGTGTCCTGCTTAGCTTTTCGTTGATCTGCTGAAGCATCACGATTTGGTCATCGAACGATGTGTTCAATGTCGCGGCAAGCAAGTCACCACCTGTGACAAAATCACTTGTTCTTTCTATGGTTTTGTTACCAACGATTGTCAGTACATCTGATGAAATCAGTGCTGTTCCGTTGTTCGAGCCTGTAAGTGTTACAGAAAAGTCATTACCATTCACGCTGACTGTGTAGTCAGATGTCAGCGTAAGCTCGGTAGTGTTCTTGAATACAGCTATATCTGCCGCAGCAACAATCTGGAATCCACCAACGAACGGGCCTGTACCAGTATTGCCTGTCAGTTGTGTCCGTCTTGCATTTGATGTAACAGTCATATCAAGCCCTTGTAAGTTGGTTGCATTTTATACACA